TTCTTCCGCCGAATACCTCCGGCCACGCTTGTCGTGTTTGTCCATGACTCCATCCTCGTTTCCTAAGTATGAAATCTCCAACAAACCCAGGGCGGTTCATAGTAATCCGCTGGTAAGCCTAAGAGAACCCATTGGGGCACTTATCCACAGATTCCCAAAGACCTCACCACAGGCTCCCAGAGCCCACTACCGTCCACCTATCGACTCTCTCTAGCGCTGCCAACCCTAAGTGCCTCCCCCGCTGCTATTTCTCACGCAGCACTTTCTACTGTGATGACTGCGGGGATCAGGTAGACCACCCCTCCTGGTAGGGCACCGACCCCTCTCCCCAAAAGGCTTCCCTATCCGGAGGGGTGCTGTAGCTCCCTGTGTGTGCAGAACTCCAGGCTTTCCAGTTTTTACCGCCAGACGAAGAGGGCATTCCTTATCTGAGGACACCCGCAGTCCAAACGGGCTAACGGTTTCCCTTCGCCCTGTTATGCGTCTTACACAGCATCTGACAGTTATCAGCGGAGGTTTTACCACCTTTGCTCCACGCCGCAACATGGTCGGCGTCCATATCTGTCAGAGCCCAAACCTTGGTCCGGCTCGCGTCGTGACCCAGAGCGCAAAGTGGACAGTTTGAAACCGCATCAGCCTCGGCTGCCTTGGTCTGCGATGCGTAAGTTGCCTTCTTAATGGCGTCGTCAAACACGCGAACCTGCAACAGCTTGATGTCGGTAGAACCACCTAAGACGTATTCCCAGATCCCTTTGCGGTTCTTCACATAAGCGTCACCGTAGAGAGCCTGTACTTGCTTACCCACCTCCGCGGGGCTGTAGGCCTTCTCGTGGAACGCCTCATAGAGGCGACCCCACTCCAAACCCCTCATCTCACTTTCCACCTCGGCAAAAACGGAGGAAGCCCAGTCAATAACGGTGTTGAAGTACGTCTTAACCTCGTTAATGCTCGTGTCGAAACGGTGTCGGCTCATGTACTCGCCCACACTGTCCTTGCCCCCACTTGTCCATTCCAGTGCCCGCTCCCAAAAGTCTTGACGATTCACAGCGCCACTGACATAGGCACTCCACTTTTGAACGTTCGAATTCTGTGTGTTGCTGAATTCTTCTTTGCCCAGAGTGACGAACGGTCCCGAGTAGACAGCGTTAAGGAGTTCCTGATTGTTTAGGGGGACACCAACAATGTTGATGGTCCTGAACCATTCCTTGATCTCGGACTCAGTACCTTCACATTCGTAAACGAGCAGTGCGGAGTTCAGAATCTTCCCCTGCTTGTCTTTTGCAAGACCGCTGAAGTACTGCTGCATCCCGTTCTCGTCTTTGATGGCGAACTTGCCCGTCACAAAACGACCGAAGCTCGTGACTCGCTGCTGGCCATCAAGAATCTCAAGCCGACCATCTTCAAGCTTGTTGAAATAAATGAGTCCAAGCGGGTAGCCCTTGAGGAGCGAATCAATAACAGCGACGTCGCGCTTACCGTCGGCATATATGTAGTTGCGCTGGTACTCGGGCTGAATGGTTAGCTTGCCTGAGAGGCCGAAGAGACCACGGCCCTCTAGCTCGTTGTAAATGAATCCATCGGAGACTTCTGCGACCGTGTAGTGCTCAAGTGAGGTCTTCATTCGTTTCCCCTCTGATGGCGAATCAAAATACGCTGGTAAGGCACCACAACTTTCTGTCCCAAACGATAGACAAGGTTGTTCCACTTGGCGTTGATTTGTCCCTTGTTGCCTTGGGAGTAGTAGTCATCAACAAACTTTTGACCCACGGGTCTAATACCGAGCTCGTTGGCCATCGTTTGGCCGTTGCCCACAATCTCAAATTGTTCAGGGTTGTACTTATCCAAGAAACTTATCGGGACCCCCATCGCGCCGTCATAGTCGCTTGGGATTGCGTCAGTGAACGGGACCTCGATAGCGTCGTAATTGTCGTACTTTTGGTATCCCACGCCCTTTACTTGTTTGTGTTTGCTGAACTTGATGTTGTCCGCCTCGGTCATCAACGGCAAGGGTTGATGGCGGCGGCCATGGTCAAGACTGGTAAACCAGCACGCATTTCCAAGACGGGTGTAGTCCCCCACGTAGCCAAGCCGAGCGGCCTTTTCCCTGTCGCTGTCGGCGACTTCGAACCCAGCGGGAACACGGAATACCAAGTCGGTCGAATTTGCCGTCGCGCCCAGCCACATTCGGTTGCCCTTGATAAGTGGGAAGACTTCTCTGTAGGTAATTGCATTCATATTGCCGACGATGACGAGGCTTTTATCCGCCTCGACTACCCACGCCAGAAACTCTCTGAAAAGGCTAAACGGCGGGTTGGTGATTATCACATCAGCTTCATCACGCAGCGCCTTGATTTCGTCACTGCGAAAGTCACCGTCGCCTCCGAGGTACCCCCATTCAAGGTCCTCCACGTTGATAACCTCGTCCCCAGTTCTATCCCCAGAGAGGGTAAAAATCTTTCCATTGGAAACGGTTTTTGTCTCATCAAAATCTGTGCTATCAATCTCGAACAATGTGGGTTGGTAGGGGATCTCTTTAGGCTTGCTGTTTGGTGCGTAGCTGGTGCTGATCAGTTTCTTCAGCCCCAACGTGTCAAAGTTTTGGGCAAAATACTTGGTGAAGTTACTCCACTCAGGGTCATCACACGGCAACAGGACAGTCTTTCCCTTGAACACATCGGGGTCGTATTCGAGGTAGGCGTTCATCTCTTTTTCAATGTCGTGAAATTGAGTGTAGAACTCGTCGTTCTTCGCCTTCTTCGCTCCGTGGAGATTCTCGTTGGCCATTTGTTAACCATATGGGCTGGCACCCACGTTTCCTCAGAGGCAACCCGACCCCACCGGCATCAATAGGGAGTGGGGTCAAACCCTATGCGGCCTTGACTCAACACCCCTTAGCGCAGCCTTTTCTCTCTCTCGCCTAAATTTTCGTGTTTTCCTGATTGAGCCTCTCCGCCGCCAGGTGCCTGCCAGTTTGGGTTATCGCGGTTCGCTCTGCGCTCCATCATCTCCTCCAGCTTGCTCTGTTGCTTCACCCTGACCAGCCCAAGCCTTGCCCTGTCCGAGGGTGTGAATCCAAGGTGGGCGAGGTTGCTCACTAGTTGCCTGTCTAACTGCCTGAGCCCTGCTCTGAGCCGAGTATTCTCTGGCTGGTCTTGGACTAGATCCCTGAGCTCTTCACGCTCATCCAGGAGCTCTGCAGTGTGCTGGAGAAGCGTGCCATCCACATCACCCCAAAGCCAATTACCTCCCTGGAATGCCTTTGCCCAGAATTCTCTCCCTCGCGGCCCGAGGTGCTCTGGAGGCGCAGGAATATCCTCCCCAATTGGCAAGCGCGGGACCTCCTCTAGTCCGGTGCCTGGTAATCGGTTCTGCCTGAGTGTCCCTCTTTTTCTTTTTTCCTCTAATGGAATGGGGTGTCTTCCCATGATCATTTCTCCTTGTCTGGGTTTGGGTTGCAAGTGGGGTGGTGTCCGTCTCTTTCGTTCACTGGGTGCATTGGCCACCCGCAGACCGAGCACCATAGGCCGGTGATTGGCCAAGCGCCGGGGTAAATTGGATCTCTGTCTCTGATCCTTTTCATGAGGCCACCTCGGCCTCGCACTGGGCGCAGTGGCTTGAAGGACTGGGAAGCAGCCGAAGAGAAGCTCCGCATCTATGGTGAGCTCCGAGGCATTGTTCACCTCGGGGATCTTTGCCCTGAACTACTTCCCGGAAAGCGATGCCATCCAAGCCTTTATTCAAGGCATGTGCGAAATATTGTGGTCAACCCGCCACCGTCCGAATTGTTGTTATATTCGAACACCAAGGAGGTTTTTATCGCCACCTCTAGGCGTTACCTAGCTTCGAGGGTCACCAAATCCTAGGAGTCGGCTGAGGAAGTCCACAACAGCCCGGGTTGCCTCTCGAACAGCACTCACAAAGACGTTTGAGGAGTCAACGACCTCAGTAGAGGACTCCTCCCCTGTTTCCTCATCAACCGTTATATCCGTGGTGGCGAATCCTTCCTCCATGAGGATGGAATCGACATCTAAGGAAATCTGGTCAAGAGCAGAGGGCCGCTCTGATGATTCGCTTGTGCGAACCTCCAACTCATAGAAGAGCCTACTTCCTCTCTCTCCCACATCGGGAAGATCCACTGTGGCATCCAGGGTGGGGTCTTGGTAGTCAGACCGATAGGTTCTGAGAGTTGCAGAGGTGTCCCCCGAACGCTTGGTGGTGCTTGTCTCGATGTCGATCAGCCCTGACCCAATGTTGTAGGTGCGCCCTTCGCCGTTCGCATCCCGTGACGTTCTGGAGGGAACCAAGGTTTGGCTGGTTGTGGTGTCGCCACTTCCACCAGAAATGATGAAGTTGCCCGATGATGCATCGAACCTCGCCCCTGAGCCCGCCCCGTAGCCAGCCACGTTGCCGTCAGGTGTTGAGCGAGTTTGAAACCGCATCACCCGACCGTTGCCGAAGCGTGCCATTTGGGATTTCTGATGTTCCCAGTCCTTCATTGATGTGACGTTTCCCACCACTACGGCAAAAATTTCGCCTGTGACAGGGTCTACCGCCGCCCAACCACCCAGGCCCTCAAAGGCCTCTGGTGGGGGCACGTAACCGTGATTGTCAGGAGAAATGACTTCACCGTCGAGAACGTAACCGCCTGCCGGGGCCTCGGGCTCTGGTTGTGGAGCTGGTTCTTCTGCTGCCGGGGCCTCGGGCTCTGGTTGTGGAGCTGGTTCTTCTGCTGCCGGGGCCTCGGGCTCTGGTTGTGGAGCTGGTTCTTCTGCTGCAGGTTCCTCGGCGACGGGCTCGCCACTGTCTTCCTCTGCGTAGGCGATAGAGAGTGGGCCCAGAGCAAGAAGGAAAGACAGTATCGCAACACCGATCAGACGGGCACTCCAAAGAAAAGACGTCGTCAGT